AGCGAGCGAGGCGAGAGGAGCCCCAGAGCAATGCTGAACGTTCGCGAGGTGATCGACCGGATCGGCCTGAGCAAGGCCGAAGTCTACAAGCTGATCGCGGCGAACAAGCTGCCCCACTACCGGCTCGGCGTGAACCAGAAACGGATCATGGTGAAGGAGGCGGACCTTGAGGCTTACGTGGAGTCCTGCCGGGTCGCTTCGGCATCGGCGCCGGAGATGGCGCTGCGGCATTTCCGGCGGGCGGGGGCGGCTCCGTCGCCCGAACCACCGCCGCCTGGAGCTGGTCGGAAGCCACGGAAGCGTAGTGGCGCTCCAGCATAGCCAGGTCGCGATGGCCCAGCAGCTTTGCGACCAGCAGGCTGTCGACCCCGCGCCTCAGGGCGAGGGACGCGAACAGGCCCCGCGTGTGGTAGGGGACGACTTTCACGGGCGGACTGACCCGCTTCCCCGCCCGTTCGAACTGGCATTGAATGGCCTTCTCCCCCCACGGATCGCCGCGCGTGTTGCGCAGGACCGGCCCTTCCGGGTAGCGTTTGGCCCAGATTTGGAGGATCACGATCGCTCGTGCGGAGAGATAAACGGTCCGCTCGCCCATCTTGCCCGTGACGATCGCCGTCCGGGCTCCCCAGTCGATCCGCCCGGCTTCGAGAGTCCGGAGCTCCCCGGGCCGGCATCCCGTCTCGATGGCGACGGCCAGGAACTCCCGGAACTCCGGGGATCGGATGCCCTCCACCAGCCGTTCCGCGGCGATGGGCTCGACCGGCTTGCGGCGGAGCATGGGAGGGCGCTTGACCTTCGCCCACGGGTCCGACGGCAGGTACCCCATCGCGCAGCCCCACGCCGTGATCATCTTGGCGATCGACACGGCGAGATGCTGGGTGCTCGACGACTTCCATCCCGGATTGGCCTTGAGCCACTGCCTGACGTGGTAGGGCTTGAGCTCCCGGGCCTGGATCCGCCCGGTGAACCGGATCAGGCTCTGGGTGTACTCGCGGTACTGTTCTTGGGTCCGGGGCTTGATCCCGCCCTTGATGTCGTCGTACCAGAGGTCTGCCAGCGACTCCAGGCTCATGCGGGAAACGACCGCCGCGCCGCCGGTGCCGCGCTCGGCCATGAGGCGATGGAACTCGCGCTCCGCCTCCTTCTCGGTCTCCCCAAGCCGGATGGGCCGGCCGTCGATCTTGGTGTACCAGGCCCGATGGCTCGCCTTGTACCAGGGTTTGGGCCGCCGGCCCATGATGTCGCTCCCGTCGCGAAAGGTGCCCGATTGGTACCCATACCCAGAGTAGGTTGCGCATTTCCCCGGGAAATCCCGGGGTTTTTCGGATGTAAGCTCAATAGAACTTGTAGGTTGCGCACGGCTTCCGGGAGATGAGCCTAGCGGGATTTCCCCGGGGAAACCAGTCTCTAGCGTCTTTGGAGTCTATAATGTCTCGGTGGGTCTTTGTGATAAGGTACCAAAGGTACCGGATGAGCATGGCTGGGAGGCCGATATGGTAATCGTCGGATGGGTCTATTTCATCGCCGCTCCGACCGTGGGGCGTATCAAAGTTGGATACACCAATGAGCATGCTACAAAGCGACTTTGCGGCATGCGGACCGACTGCCCGGTTGACCTTGAGCCCCTGGGGTTGTTGCGAGGAAACCGAGGCGTTGAAGGCCGAATTCACAGCTACCTGTCGGAGTGCCACTGGAGGGGCGAATGGTTCGAGGCGACTTCGCTCCTAGCCGAGTTCATCGATGAGTACGCGCGTCCCTGGACGGCCGCCGACGAAGTGACTTACCCGCTGGTTGTCGCGGCGGAAGAGCTTGCGGACTTTGTGACGGAGATCCACGAACGGGTCGCCGCCTGGTTCGAGGGGAGGGGCGTCCCATCGGTCTGGGATGTCACCGGAAGGGGAAAGCGGGTACGGCTAGAGCTGGGCGGCAGTGATTCTCGGGCGAAGCCAATCACTGACTTTACAGAGGCCATGCGACCGATGGACCTGATCCGCGAAGCATTCAGGGCCATCCGGCCCGAGTGGAGACTTCCCTTTCTCCAGTTCATTCAGGGCGAGCCCGTGCGCCCGGATCTCTTGGCTTATCTCTGGGATGACCCCGCGCGATCAGCGGCCGTCGTGGCGGTTCTTGCCGAGAATGGAGATCGGATGCATCACTTTGCGCGCGTGATGACCGATGCCGTTACGGACGTGCCATACCTGGGTTCTTTGACCTGAACAGAGGCCCAATGCCCGCTTTTGGGAGCGCGGCCTGGGAGCGCCGCGAACCATCGTGAGTGCATCCCCGTCGCGCTCGTACCGCGACGCGGACCCACGGCGCGGGAGTGAGAGCCGCGCCGTCGGAGCCCCCGGGTGGGTCAGTCACCCGGGGCTTTTTCGTGCGCGGTGATTGACACCGCTAGACGCCGTGATACGATGGAAGACGAAAGGAGGGCTTACCATGCCCAAGTCCGCGACCCGCTCTCAGATCAATATCCGCGTCACGCCCGAGGTCCTCGCCCAGATCGAGACCTTGGCCCAGGCCTGGGGACCCGTGGCCCCGCTGAGCGACTCGAACGTGATCCGGGAGGCGCTTCGGCGTGCCTACCAAGCGGAAAAGAAATCAAAGAAATCCGCGAAGTCGGTGCTAGACGGGGCTTGACACCGATAGACACTCTGCTAGGATAGAGTCAGCGACAGACGCGAAGGCCCCGAACCGAGGAGACGACCGATGAAACGCGGACTTCAAAAGGCAATCAACCTGCTCAAACGCCGCCCCTGGGGCGCCGAGCTGGAAGCCTACCGTGGACGCGATCGGTACCGCGTATGGAAGGTCGAGGATGGGCGAATCTGGGCGAAGAACGAGAGCCAGGGATTCATCAGCATCGTTGTATACACCCCACTGCCTAACGTCGACTGACCCCGCCCCCTGACCCGCCCTGGGGCTCACCCCGAACCGAGGAGACCGACCGATGACAACCGCAAAAGCGAATGGGACCCTGGCAGTGACAGGAAGAATCCGACTGGTTGCCGCGTGCCCTGTCGGTGTGCTCGGCGAGTATGACACCCTCGCCGAGGCCATGGCCGGCGATCGGGCATACGATCGCCGAAGGCTCCCCAACCAGCCCCACGCATGGTACGAGGTCGAGTTGGCCCTGCCCAATGGCGTGAGCCGCGAGCAATGGGCTCACGCCAGGCTGATCGACGGCGAGTTGATCGTTGACCCGGCGTCGCTCCTGCCAGCCGTGTTCTGCGCCTGACCCCGCCCCCGCAACCCCGCCCCGCCCGCCGCGGGGCTTACCCGAGAGGACCGACCGATGAACGCGACCGACTGGGCAAGCCTGGCCCGCAAGCCGATGACGACCATTCACGAGGAGAGACGACCGATGAACGCAATGAGTGGAACATCAGGATGGGCGATCCGCTGTACTGCTGGCCCGGCCAAAGGGCTCTGGTGGGACGGCGGCGGCTGGTGCCGGGGCACGCTCAGGAGCGGCTATCCCCGGGCCGTCTATGTCTCGAGGGAGGCCGCGGCAGACGCGGTCGAGAGGGCGGATATCGACCTCTGCGCGGAGATCGTCTTTGTGCGGCTCCGAGAGCCGCAACTCCTGGCAGTCTGACCCCGCGACCCCGCCCCGCCCCTCGGCGGGGCTTACCCGAGAGGACCGACCGATGGCAACGACCCTGAAGACCCTGGCCGAGTTCGGCGCGGTGAACACCAGCATGAGGCCGCGGAGCTACACCGTGCGGTTCGGCATCCCCGCCGCGTGCCTCTGGATCGAGCGCATCTGGGAGATCGACGGCGCGGCGGATCACTATCTCCTCGAGGTGGGCGGCGGATCGCTCGGCTGGGACCCCGCCGACCCGATGCCCGAGTCGGAAGCCTGGGGAGAGGTGATCCTCGTAGTGCGGGCCGTGAGCGAGCACGATGCCGACCGGCACGCACGGAAGATCATGGCCCGCGCCGAGCTGAAGGCCGAGCGGAAAGCCGCCGCGAAGTGACCGCGACCCCGCCCCGCCCGCCGCGCAGCGAAAAGCCCCCGGGAGATCCCCGGGGGCGTCTCTTTTGGAGCCCACGATGAACCGTAGCGCCCGCAAGAAATGGAAGGCCATCCAGGGGATCGGCTGCCTCAGCACCCTGGCCGGCATCGCCCTGTTCTCCTGGCCTTCGCCCTGTTCCGCGAGGCCCGAGCCACGGGAGCAGGGCCGCCGCCGATCGGCCTGGCGACGGCGTGCGGGGCCCTCGTCATCCTCGGAGTCCCGCTCTACTGGATCGGCCGGGCCGGCGCGTGGTGGCACCGGGATTAACCGTCCCATCGCTACCCCGACGGCAGGTCCGACCGCAGGAGGCGCTTGAGCCGCGCGCAGGCCGTGACGACCAGCGCGTCGAGCGCCCCCTGCACGGCCTCGCTCCGCTCCGGCTCGCGCGAGTAGGTTTCGATGATCGGCACGATCGCGCGGACCCACCGCCGCGCGTCACCCGATGCCGCCTCGGCCGCCGCGATCGCGTCGTCGAGGGTCGGCTCGGGCGCCGCGGGCTCAGCCGCAGCAGGAGCCGGGGTGTCGAGCGGGAGGGGGTCCATCGGGGTCTCCCAGGCGGAGCCAGGCCTCGGCGAGCACGTCATCGACGGGGCGGATCGGGACGGTCGCGCGGGCGCGGATATGCCGGAGCTCGACGGGATCGGGAGGCACGCGGGCCGCCCACTCGCAGAAGATGGGCCAGGCGGGGCAGGGCCCGGGACAGGGGCAGGCCGCGCAGCTCACGAAAGGGCCACCGTCCCGCCGACGGGATCGGCCAGAAGATTGCCCGCGCCCGGCGTCAGCGAATCGGACCAGGCGAACGGGGAGAAGCTCGAAGGGGCCGACGTCTTCGAGCTGTCCTGGCCGAGACAGCCGATGGGCGAGCAGGGATCGGTCTGGCCGGCGCCCTTCCGGGAGTAGTGGCGCACGAAGAACGCGTCGCCCACGATCGTCCACGCCCTCTGGACCGTGACGGTGCCGTCGGCATTGCAGGTCACGTTGTAGCAGATGCCCATGTCTCCGGACCCCGCCGGGCCGGACGCGATGCAGTGCGGACCCACCGACACCACCGCGGTATTCGACCGCGAGAAGAAATACCCGCCCCCCCATTGCGGCGTGGCGCCGCCGGACGTGTTCGGCAGGACGATCGTGGTGTTGGCGTCCGTCAGCGTGAGCGGGCCGGGGGCCGACGGCCCGATCTCGAAGAGGACGATCGGCCCGGTGCACGCCAGGGCGAGGTCCTGGGAGACCGTGGCGATCCCGGTCTTGGCCACCTGCACGGTGTAGGTGGCCGCCCCCGGGATCGTGAGCGTGACGAGCCCCAGACTACTGGTGGTCCCGGTCGCGACCGTGCTCCCGCCGCCGGTATTCTTGATCGTCACCGTGGCGGAGGCGAGGTCGCCGCCGCAGCGCGTCACCCGGATCGTCACGGTGCATCCGCAGCAGCCGTCCCCCTTGCCCCCGGCGATGCCGGTGAACTTGATGCCCATCTCAGCAGTCCGCCCCGAGCAGCACCAGGAAGTTGCCGCTCTGGCACACGGTGATGTGCGTGTTGGTGTTGATCGTGCCGGAGTTATTGTACCAGTTGATCACCGCGGTATTCGTCCGGTCGGGATCGGCCGTGGCATTGACGGAGGTGGGATCCTCCATGTAATAGATGTCGCACGTCCCCGTGCCCGGCGTGATGCTGTTGGCGTTGCTGTTGGTGTTGCAGGCCGTGATCGCCTGGTTGACCTTCGCCATGAAGACCCCGGGGAACGGCGGGGCCACGAACTGCCCCGCCTGGCCATAGACGCCGTTGGAGCGCGGGATGGCCTCCCGCACGTGCCGGGTGTACTTCCGGGCCTCCAGGAGCTGGGCCTGGGTCTGGCCCGCGGGGATGTCGCCCTGGCTCCCGCGAGGGAACAGGATGCCCATCAGGCCCCCCCGCCCATGCCGCCGGGCGAATTGAACCCCGAGCGCTGGCCCGTGATCGCCAATGGGTCGAAGTTGAACGCCTGGGTGAACGGCAGCTCGGGATAGGCCTTGATCAGGTTGAACACCGGGTCGCCGTTCAGGCCCAGTTTCTCGCCGTTGGCCTTCAGGAGCATCGGCTGGCTCACCGGCACGCCGCGCAGGGTGATGTGATAGACCTTCCCGTCGGTCTCGGAGATCGCCCGCACGCCCTGGTTGACCACGAGCATGCGGAAGCCCTGGCTCTCGCCGCCGACCGAGACCTGCGCCGCCTGGCGAGGCGTGATGAACTCGAATTCATATGTGACCTGGTAGTACCACCCGACTTGCTGGTGGAACGTGTTCTTGGGGGTGATGCCCAGGCAGTGGGCGAAGTAGGGATCCCACGCCCCGAAGGTGTCGCTGTTGATCGCGTTGCGGTACTGCTGGATCAGGCCGAGGGAGATCGACGCCTCGTTCCGGATGACCGTCATCGTCATGCGGGGATCGACGATCTTCACCGGCGGATCATACGGGTCGCCCGCCGTGTTCTTGACGACCGCGCCTTCGATGTCCCTGTCGACGACCAGCTCGTTGTCCCGCCAGCCCCAGTTGACCTCGATGGGCATCAGGAGCGGGTTCTGGTCGGGGCCACCCCCCAGCGTATTCGCATCATACCATGAATATGTGAAAGTAGCCACCCACCAGAGCCCGTCTTCGCTGTCGCTCTCGATGTGGATGTTCGTGAGGTAAGCATAGAAGTCCGCGTCGAGCCCGCCGCCGGGGTAGCCGATCAGGTACTTCTGGCCGTAGTAATACCCGAGTTGGGCGAGAAGAGACGCCTGCCCGGTGTTCTGGTTGTTGGTCTCGACCCGGAAGCGCTGGACGTAGGACTTCCCGGAGCCGACGTCGGCATCGGCCACCCTGTCACCGGGTCCCATCATGGGCACGAGCCCGACGATCGCCATTATTTCCCGCCAGCCGCTTCGCGGTATTGCACGCCGTCCACGTCCTTGTTCATGAGGTTCGTCTTGGCGAGCGCCGTCGCCATGCGCGTCGTCGCCTCCGCGGTGATCGCCGTGTTCTGCACGATCTGGTTGGTCATGCTATCCAGCAGCCGCGCCTTGCTCTGGACGACCGCCGAGTAGCCCTCCGAGGTCCCGAGCTGGGCGCCGCCGCTCGCGAACGTCGTCGCCGCGACCTTGGCGGTGATCGCGCCGGGCCTGGCGAGATCGGCCTGCTTCTTCGCCGAGAGCTCGGCCCGCTTCTGCGCGGCCACGTCGATCTCGTCTTTCAGGGCGCGGACCGTGTTATGGGCCCAGTCCTTGCCCATCATGTTCATCGCCGTGCCGATGTCCTTCTTCGACGCGTCGTCCATGAGCTGCGACCAGTCGGCGAAGAAGCTGGTCAGCTCCAGCTTGGTGCCGGTGATCTTCTCGTAGAGGTAGCCGAACCCGCCGATTAACTTGTCGATCCCCTGGAGGATGACCGAGAAGACCTCGTTCACCAGCGACCGGAACGAGTAGAACCCGATCTGGACGACCTGCACGACGTCGGCGACTCCACCGATTGCGGTGGTGATCCAGTCCACGGCCTGCGAAATGTAGGAGCCCGTCTTGACCCCGCCCTTCATCCACTCGACGAACTGGTCGGCGACGGCCGTGATATAGGGACTGAGCTGGACGGCGATGGAGTTGGCCACGCCGTAGATCGCCTCCCCGATGCGCGTGAACCCGGCGTTGGCCTCGGCGAGCTTGGCCGTGTCGACGGAGTTCATGGCCACGCCCAGGGCGGACGCCTCGAGCCCCATCTCCTTGAGGAACTCCGGTCCCCTGTTCGCCAGCGTCAGGATCGCCTGGCCGGATTTCCCGAATGCGTCCATCGCGACGGCCGCGCGCTCCATCGGGTTGGAGATGCCGCCGATGACGCCGAGGATCGTCTTGAACGCCTGCTCCGTCCCCATCCCCGCGAGCGCCTGACCCGACAGGCCGAAGCGCTTGAGGGCCTCGGCCGCCGGGCCAGAGCCGGAGATCGCGACCTCCGCGAGCCGGTCATTGAGCTTTTCCAGGTCGTTCGCCAGGAGGTCCTGATCCAGCCCCGCGACCTTGGCCGCGTAGGCGAGTTCCTGGAAAGCCTCCGAGGTCATGCCCACGGTCTCGGCCGTGCGGCGCGTCTCGGCGCCTCCGCGGATCGCGGTCTGCACCCAGCTGGCGAAGGCGTGGACGCCCAGGGCCACGCCGATCCCGGCGAGCGCGCCCTTGAGCGAGGCGATGGTCTGCTCGAAGCTCGCCGTGAGCTTGCCCATCTGGGACATGCCCTTGGCGAAGGCGGAGGTGTCCACGGCCGCCCCGACCTTGATCCACCCGATGGTCGCCGTTGGTCTATCTCCTCTTGTGCGCCTCGGCCGCCGCGATGGCGCCGCCGAGAATGGCCTGCTGTTCGGCGATCGATTGGCGCTTTCGGGCCGTCTTCACGCGCGGGATGAAGTCGTTCGGCTGGGCCTTCTTCCCGCCCCAGGCCTGGCACATGATGCTCGCCAGCATGCCCATCTGCCACCAGCTATCGGGGAGCGGCTCGACCTGGTCGTAGGCCAGCCATTCGGAGATGAGCGAGCTGGGCCAGTCCAGGACCTCCCGCACGTCCCGATGGAGTGCGACCGCGAGCTTGAAGCAGAAGCGCCTCAGCGGTCGCGTTAGGAGTTTTTTCTCAGCTCCTCGATATCGCGATCGGTCAGGCCCGAATGTGCCGTCGAGGCCGCGAAGATCCGGTCGAGCGCCTTCGACGACTTCCTGGAGAGCAGGGCCACGTCGTCCCCGGTGAACAGCAGGACGCCCTCGGCATCGCAGAGGGTGGCGGCCGCCAGCCGCGCGCGGATGTCGGTGCTCGGGTCCGCCTTCCAGCCCGCCTCGAACCGGTCGCGCTCGCCCCCGGTCATCGTGCGGATGAAGACGGAGCCGTGCCATTCCGGAATCGACACTTCCAGCCGGGGGAGGTCCTCGGCCCCGAAGATCATGTCGCGCGTCAGGATCAGTTTGTCGGCCAAGTGATCAATCCTGTGAGCTTGAGGGAGATGTCGGCCTCGAGGTTGTCGTCCTCGTTCATGCCCTTGGGCGAGAACTTGGTCAGGAACGCCGAGAACGCGCCGTTCGAGTTGTTGGTCGTCGGCCAGACCACGTTCCAGACCACGGGCTGCAGGGGCCACGTATTGATCATGGTCGTGAGCGTATTATGGGTGGCGTTCGCCGGGTCGTACTGGCACGTCCCGGTGATCTCGCCCGGGTCGGGGAGCTGCGCCCGGTACTTCTTGACCACGTCGCCGAGGTTCGTGATCTCCTTGCTCCCGATCTCGGCCGTCGGGCCGTCGATCTCCACGAGCTGGAAGATGGCCGTGGCGTTGTTGGCGATCGTCGTCTTAAGAATCGTACCCTGCCCGGGATAAATGGCCATATCAGGTCTCCTTTATATGAGTGATGATTGGGATTGATGAGACGTGGCGATGACTGGTAGAATGGAGCGAGCCGGCCAAAGGCTAGTGACCTCTGGTCGGCTCTCGCCACAACCTCTGTCCTGGGAGACAGCAGATCATGGTTGCCGACCATCCTACCGACCGCGATACCTTCGGTCACTGGCTTTCCGGCTTCGTCGACGGCGAAGGCATGTTCCTCTTGAAGTGGCACACTTGCAGGGACTACCAGATCCCCGTGGCTGGATTTGAGATCCATCTTCGCCTGGACGATCGGTCCATCCTCGAAGAGATCCGAGACTTCCTGGGCGTCGGGACTTTCTACGATCGCCCCGAGCGAATCCACGGTCCCGAGAAGACCCGGTCGAAGCCTCAGCTCTGCTACCGGGTCAACATCACCAAGCATCTGGCCAAGGTGGTCGTCCCCAATTTCGAGAGATACCCGCTGCGTGCCAAGAAACGGAATGACTTTGCGATCTGGAAACAAGGGGTTGCGTTGCTCTATCGCGTCTGGAAGAGGCCCATGCAGAGCGCCGGATACCGGAAGGGAACCACGCGACGGTGGAGCGTTGCCCAGTTGGACGAATTCGAATCGCTGATGATGGCGCTCAGGGAGCAACGCAAGTTCGAGGCTTCCACCCCGGTCATTCCGCCCTCGGTCCCCACCAACGGCGACCAGTTGAGGCTCTGGGGAGACTGATAACCTCGGAGTGGTCTTGACTCTGTAACGCAACTTGCGTAACATGAGGGCATCGGATGGACGAACGAGACGCAAACCGGAGACCCGAGATGAACGCGACCGTCAACGCCAGGCAGCTTGCAAAACTCCAGGACATCGCCAGGGTGCCGGGAATCCGGCAACTGTCCTATCAGAGCACGTCAGACGTGGCCACACTCAAGGCGCTCAAGCGACGCGGGCTCATCAGGCTGCGCTATGTCAACAGCCGCGCGTGGGACGCCAGCTTGACGGACGAAGGCTTGCGAGTGCTTGACGAGGAGAACAACAGGTCCAGCGTGATGCGTCTCATCGTCCTTCAGGAGTCCACCCATGCCCGGCAAGGCTGAGCACTCCCGGACGTTCAGGTTCACCCCGGAAGATATCCACGTCCTCCGGGAGTGCGCCGAGCGTGCCGAATCCTCCGAGGTCGCCGCGGTGCGAGCGGCATTGCGTGTTTATGCGAATCAGCTTCGCGCGGATGATCATTACACGCGAAAGCAATCGGCGAAGCGGGCCAGGACTGCCGCGAAGCGATAGATGCCGGGGTCTGGCCTGGTGATATACTGGCATTGCCTGGCGGGGCAACCGGCCTTCACGGTTGAAGATTCATTGCGATCGGAGGCAGCGAGAGGCGTCTTGGCCAGTGAATCGCCCCGTCAGGTCAAGGGGAGACACGCCCGATGGAACTCAATATCCCGGTCGCAATCGAACAGGTCTCGAATGGCTACGTCATCCGGCCGCTCACCCAGGCCGGGAAGAGCGACCTCTTCCGCGATGATGCCGTGATCGCCCCCACGCTCCGGGATTTGCTGAGAACCCTGGCCGATCATTTCCGCTTCGCCTGCTGTCCCCAGTGTGATAGGCCCGCGGGGCGCCAGTACCGATCGTCTGTGAGTTCGATTGCAAGGAACCAGCGCGTCATGGTGTGCCTCGATTGCCATCTCATCGCGCCCGAAGGTTGGGCGGGCGATTGGCTTCAGTTGCCGGCCTTCACAGAAAGGCAGATTACCCCGGAAGAATGGGACAAGCTCGAGACCCGGCTGCAAGCGATGTACGAAGAGCAATTCCGGATGGGCTCCAAAGCCCAGCAGTGATCACATCGGCCCATCGTTCTGGTCATGCTAGACGTTGGTCTGTGTGACCTGAGTGGGGAAATTGACCCGGTGCCAAATGCGGTACTCAACCACGACGTGGTAAATCCAGGCGTCCGAATTGGCCAGCGGTGGCGACGTCGCGTCGTACTCGTCATCCAGGAAACACCGCCCGATCGAGACGCCCGACTGGACGCCCCGGAAGCCGTCGAAAGAATCCCGGATCGCCTCCATCACGGCGACCGAGACGGACTCGTACTGCGAGATCGCCTCGATGTGGACGCTGGCCACGCTCGACCCGTCGGCCCCGTCGAGGTTGTGCCCGTACTTGCGCTCATCGACCATCACCGCCAAACAGGGATAGACGGAGAGCTGCGAGGGGTCGTCGAAGTAGACCCGCGTGCCCACCAGCGCCGTCACGGCGGGGATCGAATTCAGCCGGGCGACGATGGCCTGGCGGAGCGTGGTGTCCGCGCCCGCGGGCAAGATCAGGTCGAACTCGTCGCCGAAGGTCTCGGAGCCGGCGCTATACGCCTGGTAGGCCAGCGCCCCCACGGAGGCGACGTCGGCCGGGTCGGGCAGGATCTCGTACACGCCCAGGCCGACTTCGCGGATCGCCCCCACGGGCGGCGCGAACGCCGGGTCGTCCATCCCGCGGACCAGGGCCGTGATGTCGGCCGGGTTGACCCCGGCCAGGGCCAGGCCCGTGACCCTGTCCGCCAGGAAGAACGGCAGGGAGTAGTACGGCGCCGCGCCGGTGACCGGCCCCGCGTCGGGCCCGACCCACCCCGCGGTGAACGCGGGCAGGCCCACCCCCGTGGTCGTGGCCAGCAGCCACCCGGGGACCGACCGGTCTGACTCCGTGGGTGTGATGCGATACCAGCCCTGGCCCAGCCCCGCGACCTGCGCGGGGTCCGGCGTGTACCAGGCCCCGCCCTGCCTGCGCAGGG